CATGCGACCCTCTTCAACAGATCCGTAGTATCCGATCTTGGACTGACGAACGCTGTATTGATCATCGGCAAGAAGGCTGAACTCAGATCCTGTTTCGGAATCTGTTGCAACAGCACGAAGCATGGATTCGACACGTTTGTCGAGACCGATAACAATTTCGGATGTGGCTTGTCCGCCATCATCAAAGGTGCCATCAACAGCATGACCTACGTCATTAGCTTCATTTTCAACAAGAGTTTTAAACAAGTTATTGAAACGCTGACCTTTACCCATTTCTTGAAGCTCCATGATATTAATACCATAAAACTCAGGGATTCCACCATTACTGTAGATAGCTTCACGCATACTGTCAGTAGCAGGGATGTCTGTGGCAGTTCCACGAGTGTTAATTGGGTTGTAAGCCATCTCACGAAGACCTTGTACTACTTCAGGGGAAACGATAAGGTCAGTTACTCCACGACCACCAATGCCGCCTTCAGGTGTTCCACCTGTCCATGCAGTATTGATACGTTTACCAAGAGTGAGAAGTTCGTTGAAGTCATCAAGGATAAGACGTCCAGCATTCTTTGACTTAATAACGTGGTTTTTATTCTTAGTCACAGCTTCAGCTAGAGCGCCAAGCATAAGAGTTGCCGAATTACGCTCTTGCTTCAAAAGGATCTCTTGAGCAACGCGGGTAAACGACTTACTGATGACGTCCATACGGGAACGCTGGGCGTAACGCTTGTCGAAGTCAACAGCACTATCGATGCGATAGGTTGTGAACTTCATTTCACCACCAATAGGTGTTACGGTGTTAGTAGGTAGACCGCCAGGCGTCGATTGGCTCCAAACTGTAACATAATCTTCATCAGTGATGTCATAGTAAAGATCCATTGGGATGCTTGGGCTTTCGTCAGCGCTGAACTGGAAGTTCGAGAAAAGATTGCTAAGCGTAGGAGCTTGATTTACAACCTTTGCGAGGACGGGTCCGATAAATTCTGCAAGAGCAACTTGAGCTTCGTATGCGACATCACGGTTCTTGGATGCCATAGCCTTAACCAACTCAATTTGTTCTTCTGTTCTCTTTAATGTAATTTTCATTTTTAAATGTTACCTTTCTTTATTAAATTATGCACAGTCAATTTTGACGATGTAATAAGCTCCTGTTTGATATCCAGCATTACCGAAAACATTTTTTCCGCCTTGTGAGCCAGCATTATCATTACGATCTCCAACGGCAAGAATTTGACCAACCACTTGGGCTCCTGTGACAGCACTACGATCAACTGGGGTCACCTGTCCGAGAGCATCTATCTCAAGCAGTTGACCTACAGTTCCTGCTCCAGTGAGAGCGTCTGCAGTCAAGGTTACCATTCCCTTAGAGAGAACTGGTACAGCTTCACCTGGAAGAACTCCAAAAAGCTCATCCTTCTTGACGGGATTGTAAAGGAGGTTTTCTCCATTTTCGTCACGAGCAACGGTTTGACGCAGGGTAATTCCGATACAAGTTTCATCTGGAGCTGCTACGAATCCCTCAGTTGGCTCAACAGCCAACGCTGTTTGAGGGTACGTGTTACGTCCAACATGTGGGTAATCGGTTTTTCCGAGCAAGCTTGTCGGATTCGTTGTTACGTCAACTGGATCCCAGTCGCCTGTAAGATCTCCAGCAGCAACCTTGACGAAAACGCCAGCGTCACCTTCTGGTGTGGATCTTTTGGAGGCGTCAGATAGATCGATAAATTTATCTAAAGTTCCAGCACTTCTGAATAAGTTAACTACGTCATGTTCGTCGTAGTCTCTAAACGGTAATAGTCTAATAGCCATGTCTAATTATTCCTTTATTTTAGTAATTAATTGTTAAATTGTCTTCGGAGAAAGCTTTTTCAAACTTTTCCTTAAGAGTTAGTTCCTTCTCAGAGGACTCTGCATTATTATTGGCAACAGATTCTTCTTCAGCTTCAACAGAATCAATAGCTTCTTCAACAGCTTCCTCTTCGGAAGTGTCTCCGCTCTTCAACTCTTCAAGCCTCTTTTCAACTGCCTCGGCAAGCTTAGCGTTGAACTCGTCTTGTTGCTTTGAGATAAATTCTTTGTTTTGATGCTTGAGAACGACTTGAAGTTTTTCTTGGAAAGCTGCAAAGCTTTCTTCTGATTCGTCAAGACCCTTAAGTTCACTAGCTACAATTTGACGACTCTCATCATCAAGTTCGTAGATATCCTCTACTACGGACATTCTCGAATCAAAGCGAGCGATGGCCTCCTGTTGTTTTTGGCTTTGCTCTAATTCAGAAACACGCGACTTAGCAGCTTCAAGATCTTCACGAAGTTGTTTTACCTCTTCTGCGCTTTCTGCGGCAGCCTTTGATAATTCAGCTTTTTCGTTCTCAAGCTCTTCCTTTTCCTGAACGAAAGATTCGTTACGCTCAAGAATTGCGTCGTTAATAATTTTAGAAACAGTTGCCACAGCTTCTTCAGAGAACTTCTTATTAGAAGTCTGCTCTTCAAGTGCTGACACTAAGTTAGTTAAAATTTCGTTATTGTCCATAATAGTACTTTTTTTGTTAATTACATCAGAATTGATGATTTGTGAAATATTTTTTTCGCTTTTTTCGTTTTCTTCCTCATTTTGCTCTTTTAAACCAACTGTCAAACCTTTTACTTCAGCCGCAGGGTTAGAAGTAAAGCCGATTCCAAGAGGTAGGATTTCTCCCACTATTAATCGGTTAATAGGGGATCCGTCTTCCATTACTCCATCCCCACCAAAACATTTAAGATTAGCCTTTAGTTCTTCTATATGATTTTCGTCTTCAATAATTTCAGCTTCACTTAAATCATTGCTTCCTGCAGCTAAAACAAAATCATTAAATCCGATTTCCCAGCTTGCTGAAACTTGATGATACATTTCGCTATCTGGATCAACTGACTGCTCGACTAAATTTGCAAATTGAGGATTAACTGTTTTATATATTAAAGATGCGAGTGAAATATTAAAAGGTTGATTACTGTTTTCAACATCTTCTGGGGAAAGTATCTCATTTTCCAAAAAGCTTGAAAATGAAGCTGAAACAATATGGCCAACTACTTTTTGTTTCTGATGCTCTATATTTGTAGGCTTGTGTTTAAATTGATCAATTATGTTAATTGCTGATCCAGAATTAATTCCGTCTCCATTCCTGTTGAATTTATTTACTACAGCGCCATTGAAGGCTACTGCGAGCAAGTCTGCATTCGCCTCTAAATCAACGTCTTCAGGAATTAAGCCTTTTAAAGATTCAAGTGACGCCTTACTAATTCCAATTTCAGGGGATCCCACGTCGCCTGAAGCTAAAATTATATTTGAAAATTTTGTTTTATATTTAAATTTAGAGCTCATAAAGAAATATATACACTAAAAACTTATTTATGTCTACTATGATATAATATAGCGGATGGATAATTTGTCAACTCATGCTCAGCTCCAATATCTAGAATTTCATTAATTACGCTTAACTCGCCAATTTTCTCTACATTCTTTATGCATGAAGTTACAGTTCTTTTCCATTGCTGACTCTCTTTCGAGCATACCACTGATTCGCATAATTGATTGATTAAGCTCATATGACCTTCATTAATTTCCTTGATACCCTTTTCTTCTTGAAACTTTGCGATTGCATGTTCCTGTAGATCTTCTATTTTATAAATAGTTTGCTGGACATTCTTAGTGCCATATTTCTCTGCAGCCTCAAGCGGTATTTCTTTTGTTCCATTGGGTCGACCGGGAGCCTTTGGAGTATTGTTGCTTGTTTCATTCTGCTTTTTAATTGATTCTTTTTGTATTTGAGCCTGTTGATCCATTTGCTCTTCTTGCAAATCTCTATCTTTTTCTGATTGCACACTTTCAATCATCGGGATGCCGCCTACGAGCGGATTATAGAAACCTTTCTCCCTTTGCTCTATATATTCTTCTTGAACTTGAGATAGGTCTTTCGGATTTGGATACAATCCAGTCTGCATAGACTTGATGCCTTGCTCAGGAGTCAATATGCCAATCTCAAGAAGTCTAGTTATTACTCTATGAAATTGAACTTCATCTTTAATGTCTATCTCCTCAAACTTTGCCGTAGGATAACTTTTTAAACCCATATTCCTGCAAACTTCTTTAATCTGAGGTTGAAGGAAATCATTAAGAAATGCATTTCTGGATTCTTTTAATCTCTCTAGGAATATTTCAGCTTTAACTTGTGTGTTAGAAAATTTTTCGCTACCTACAATAATATTCTGCAAACCTTCTTTAATATCTTCGTTTACTATTTTGTATTTTTCAGCCCCCAATACCTTATTTAGGTCTGGTATAACAAATTGAGCTTTGGTTGTATAGTCAGCAATTAATGCTCTACCCACACTTTCGTTCTTAAAGAGCTCTTGCATTGCCTTAAGATTATTTGGGTTAACTCCCCCTTTATCAGGTTCAGCACCCATAGTTATTAGCAGTATAACATTTTCTACTGTCCTGCAGATAGCCTGATCAATTTTTTTGAGTTCAAGTTTCCAGTTTATATCATCAAGAACGGGGAAACCGAATGGCACTGCAAAAGGTTCGTAATCTTGCTTTTTGTAAAATGAATAAATAAGTTTTTCGGGGTCCAGCTTAACCTTTAGACCTTCTTGTGTGAATGTACCCTTTTTGATCTTCTCTTTTGTTTCGGGATCAAGGGAGTCAAAAACCTTCTTATCTTCTTCTGATTTTGGCTCTCTTAGTTTTTCAAGCTCGTATTCCGACAAAACCTTCTTGTAGACTCCATCTTGAAATGCGGTAGTCTTATCCTTAACTATATCGTATTGATTTAAAAGTATATATTTTACAGGTATTTCGCCAGGCTTTAATGTTTGTGACGCATATACATAATTTAACTTCAATAAATCCTGCGAGCTAAACTTTCCGTCAATTCTATACAGGAAGATATTACCAGATCTATAATACTCTCTAAAATATTGATCTTTGATTCCCCATATATTAATCTTCTTGAGCCATCCATCGATAAACTTCTTAGACTTTTCGTTATCGCCCTCAAGGTATATGGGTGAGTTTGAAAACTCTGCCATAATATCTACTGCATTTCTAAATATTGCGACATTGGCATACGCCTTCTGACAAAGCTCTATAGTATCCCTGACATTAACTCCGTCTGAGGAATAGTCGTAAGGCAAGAGTCCAGTCCTAATGTTGACATATTTATCACTTTTAACCTTTTTTGTTATGGCATTTCTACGTGTTGTAGTATGATCTGTATATTGCACCCTCCTATTGGACGTATTTGCTTCGGCGGCTGATGATGCATATTGGTAAAAACTATCACCAGCAGTTTCTGGTAAAGTTTGATCATTTGCTTCTATCAGATTATCTATAGTTGCCTTATTGAATTTGTTCCAATATTCAGAGCGTTTTGTATATTTGCGTTTCGGTTTCACAGTTGATAGTACACTAAGATATAATAAAAGTCTATAAAAGTTAAAAGTTAAGTTAAAGTTAACTTATAAACATTGGTGCAAAGGTCGACGTTACATTCTCCTTTTTAGTATTTTGCATGTCATGAAACACCTTTACCATCCAACTTCCAAGAACCAATGCGGAATAGGAGTCTTTCCTCGCTTTGTCAGGCCCAGACTGTCTTCTGAGCTCAATAGGCAAGCCAAAAGTTTGAGTGCCTTGCGGAGATGTTGTGATTTGAATTAATGCGCATTGATTTTTAGTCATGGTGATCATATCGTACTGATGCTCTATAAAGTCTATCATTTTTGCTGGGCCACTTTGCTTTTGCTCGTCATCAGATAATCTTACGAATTTTAGCTTATTAATAGGAATTTTTTTAGCTCTCTGCTTGTGGTATGACTCCTCTACAGCTCTAGACCCAAACCATATTCTCTTATGGTCGAAATTAGCTTGCAGTAATTCGTTTGCCCTTCTGATCCAATCTGATGTTGGCTTTCTTAATATAAGGTACTTGTGATCTTTTTTGTTGTATTGTATTTTGGCAGTCCTTAATTCCTCTTTATATGTGTCCATCTTATCAAACTCGCCGTCTATGGTTTGAATTTTTATGCCCTCGCTCTTAAAAAGCTGACTTTCATTAACTGCGTTAATAAACTGAACACCGCCGTTGTAGTCTCCTACAATTGCTACAATATTGAAATTTTTTATTAAATAGTGAAAGTAGAAGATATGATCTTTTAGTGGGGTGCCAGACATTGCATACGAATGAACGACAGTTGAGGTTCCATTGTCTTTATTCTATTTTAAAACCTGCATAGCGAAGTCGTCACTACTTTCACTTTCCGACCAAGATGGGTCAAATGCCAGTATGTATTCATCCTCAGCACTACCCTTAATTTCAACATGAGGATCCTCACCATCTCTAACTGTACATGCAGCCATTCTTGAAGTCTTAAAATATCCAGAACTGTCATCCGTAAACAATGCCCCAAACTCTCGCTCGAACTGAGATTGACTCATTGTCGCTTTAGCTTGGTTAATGAGGTTTTATATTCTTAAAAATAACGGTTTAGTTTTTCAATCACAAGTTGCCTACATCATTCCAATTTTTGGTTTGATAT